TCCAAAGCAAGCCATGAAAACCTTAAGTCAGCAGGCTACACAGATGGCGGCAAAGCCGACAGTTGCATGGGAAGACTTCAGATTTATGCTTGAGCAGACTCCGGCTGGTATTGCAGCGGTGGCGAGAGAAATGGGAATATCCGCAAAAGAATTAACATCTCTTGTAAAAGATGGTCAGTTAGAAACAGAAGCTTTTTTTGATGCGATTGCAAAAGTCGGCACAAATGATGCGTTTACAAAGCTTGCGACAGAATATAAGACGGTAGATCAGGCGATGGATGGTCTAACCGAAACAGTAAGCAATAAGTTAGCACCGTCATTCGATGTTTTGTCCGGTCGAGCAATCAAGTCTTTGGACGGAATTATTAATAAGTTCGGAGAAATGGATGGGGATGCAATCGCTGGGAAATTAACCTCATTTCTTGATAAAGCAAGCGGGTACTGGAATGTTTTGAAAACGGAAGCTTCTGAAGTAAAAACAGCTTTCGGAGATGCGTTTTCGGCGATCGGGAAAGATCTTGGAAAGGTTACTGGTGCGTTTGGCTCTACAGAAAGTATTAGTTCTTTCGCCGGTGTAATGGATTCTGCGAGCGGTGCTTTGCAAACGTTTGCCGGATTTTTAGAAGACCATTCTGAAACTATCGCGAAAGTTATTCCTCAGATTCCGAAGCTTGTTGTTGCATATAAGGGCTTTAAGATTGTAAAAAGTGTTGCTCCGTTTGTAGGAGTATTTACGAGCGCGATTGCAGGTCTTGCAGGAGCGGGAATAAGTAAAATTGCCGGAAAATTGTTCGGAATCTCAAAAGGGCAGAAAGAAATCGGAGTATCGAGCCGAGAGAGTGTGAAAAGCACTATGGAGTCCGCAAAAGCATTTATGATGCTTGGCGCCGGAGTTGCTTTAATCAGCGGTGGATTCTTCTTGCTTGCGCAAAGTGCGAAAGCGGTAGCAGATTCGGGACCATTGGCAGTAGGTGTACTTGCAGGACTTGTGGCAGTTGTTGCAGGTCTCGGACTCGGAATGATGAAAATGTTATCTACAATGTCCGGCGGAACGAAAAAACTTGCAGCAATGTCACAAGCGATGATTGCTTTTGGAGCGAGTTTATTGATGGTAAGTGCTGGATTTTATGTTTTGTCCAGTGCGGCGATTAATCTTGCCAGTGCAGGTCCTCTTGCAATCGGAGTAATGGTCGGTATGGTAGCGGCAATCGCCGGACTGATGGTCGTTGCAAAGATGGTAGGACCAGCATTAACCGCC